ATCTATGACGATGGACATGGTTACTGTTTTGGTTGTGGCTACACGCAGCAACCACAAAAAGATAAACCCAGAAAATCTTTTGTTAAACCAGTGAAGAAACCATTACTTAAATTTGTTACCCCGAAAGCATTACCAAAGCGTGGACTTTCGCACGAAACTTGTGAACTCTTTAACTATGGAATATCAGAACATAATGGTCAGCCAGTACAAGTTGCTACTTATGAAGACAAGTTAGGCAGACAGGTTGCACAGCATATCAGATTTCAGAACAAAAAATTTATCTGGCTTGGTGATGTAAGTGATCTACAGCTATGGGGTCAAAGATTATGGAGACAAGTTAATACAGGTAATATGTTTGTCACTATTACAGAAGGAGAGATTGATTGCATGTCAGTCTCACAAGCACAAAATAACAAGTACCCTGTAGTAAGTTTGCCTTCGGGATCACAGTCGGCTAATAAATATATAGCTGCAAATCTGAAATGGTTATCTCAATTTGTACGGATAGTAATTTGTTTTGACAGTGACGAGCCTGGCATGGTTGCTGCCGAAAAAGCAATTAAAATCTTACCTCCTGGTAAGGCAGCAATATGTAGACTCCCTAGAAAAGACGCTAATGAAATGCTCATCGCAGGTGAGGGGGAAGAACTTAGAGATCTCTTATGGAAAGCAACACCTGTTAGACCAGATGGCATCCTTAACGCATCTAACCTCTGGACAGAACTAACAAAGAAAGGCAGTAACAGTATTTGTTCTTTTCCTTTTCCAGAACTAGATAAGTTCTGTAAAGGGTTTCGTAAACAGCAGATGCTTTGTATAGCAGCAGGTAGTGGTACAGGTAAGTCAACTATATGTCGTGAACTAGCACATCACTTTATGAAGAATAGTCTGACCGTAGGTTATATAGCTGTTTGGTACAGGAAAACTATTCTTATATGATCACTTTGGTTCTATTGATCCAGATAGATTAGTCGAACAGATACAGTATCTTGCAACCGCAGAAGGTGTAGATGTTGTTATCTTGGATCATTTAACAATAGTTGTTTCTGGTATTAGCGACCTTGATGAAAGAAGAGCTTTGGATGTGGTCTGTACCAAGCTCAGACAGGTGGTTGAATCTACTGGTATAGGTTTAATTATTGTCTCCCATCTGCGTAGACCAGAGGGCAAAGGACATGAGGAGGGTAACAAAGTTTCTCTGAACCATTTGAGATCGAGCCATAGCATAGCTCAGTTGAGCGATTTAGTCGTAGCCTGTGAAAGAAACCAGCAATCTGAAAGCTATGCAGAAAGAGCAGAACTACAGTTAAGAGTATTGAAGAACAGACACACAGGAATGACAGGACCAGTAGATAAATTATTGTATGACGAAAAGACAGGAAGACTTGTAGTACCTATGGAAACTTACTTCGGAAACTGATGACTTTATTGATTGACGCTGATTGGCTTATCTATTCTTCATGTTGTGCATGTGAACAAGATATACAGTGGGATACTAACCTACACACACTTCATGCGGATGAAAGAGATGTTAATGAAATGGTTGATGGCAGGGTTGCATATTATCAAGCAATAGCTGAAGGAGATAAAGATGTTGTTATGTGCTTTACTGAGTACCCAACATTTAGACATACGATATATCCAGAGTACAAAGCTAATAGAAAGAACAAAAGAAAACCTTTGGGTCTTCGTAAAATAGTAGAACAGGTAAGAGAAAGATACGATTCAAAAAGTTTTGATGGACTTGAGGGAGATGATGTTCTTGGACTTCTTGCAACATCAAAACAATATGACAACCCAATAATAGTTTCAGTTGATAAGGATATGAGATCTGTACCTTGCACACTACTAGCAGGTGATGACATGGAACTAATAACCAAACGTAAAGCTGATAGGCATTGGATGATACAAGCTCTTACAGGTGACAGTACTGATAACTACTTTGGTATAGATAAGGTAGGACCAGTAACAGCAGAAAAGATATTAGGTGAAGCTAAAACACTTGAACAAATGTGGGAAAAGGTAGTAGCTGCTTATGAAAAAAAGAAATATAAATTTGCTGATGCTGTTCTTAATGCACAGCTTGCAAGAATACTAAGAGATGGAGATTTTGATTTTAATACAGGTGAAGTATCTCTTTGGACTCCATAAAAAAACACTAGCAGTGCGGGTTGTGTAAACTGCTAGTGTCTTTTGTTGCCTGGATAAGCATATCAACCTTATCACAAAAATTATACCAAGCTATACTTTATTCCATAAATTGACATATACTAAATATAAATCTTTCTAATCATGCCATCTGAAAAGCTACCAGTAATTACAGATGAAATGATTTTTGCCTTAGATCAAATCTTTCCTAATCGTCATCCCGATTTGTCTTTATCTGATAGAGAGGTATGGTATAGAGCAGGGCAACGTTATGTTGTTGATTTTTTAATTGAACAACAAAAAAGGCAAAAAGATACCATGCTTAATCAATCAGTCCTGGAGAATTAGTTATGTGCGTTTTTAACAGACCAAGACCAACACCTCCCCCACCACCAAGACCAGCACCAGCACCAGCACCAAGACCAACTCCTCCACCTCCTGAGCCAACAGCAGAACGAGTTGCAGTAGGACAGCAAAGAGTAAGAAGTCAATCGCAGCCTAGGGTTTCTGGTCAGCAAACAACTACTTCTCAAAGAAGACGAAGCAGACAATCAATAAGAACAAGAAGAAGATTAGGTACAGCTTCTTTAAGAATACCTTTATTAAGTTCTGAACAGACAGGCACAGGTAACTTAAGGTACTAATTATGTGTATAGGTGGTACTCCGAGCTTTGCAGCTCCTCAACAACAAACACCAGAATTTCAAGATGCACCACCCATTGTGACAGGATCACAAATTGGTGTTGAAAATCCAAAGGACACTAAAAAAGCAACAGAAGAATTAAAAATTAAAAGAAAAAAAAGAGAGGGAACTTATGTAGATCCAAACTTGCAAAGGACAGAAGAGCTGCTTACAGGCAAAAGAAGTGGTGGAGGATTAAGTGCAAAAGAAAAAAGTGAAAGAAGTGCTAGGCTTAGATCAGGAGTTTCAAGAGGACCAAGACCACCTTCAAAAGCTCAAAAGATGGCTCGTGCTAGAAGAGCTATGAAATCAAAACGATAAATGGAATACTCAACACAAGGACAAACAGCAGCAGGTAGGTACGCACAGTTACAAAGTGCAAGATCTACCTTTGATAGAGAAGCAAAAGAATCTTCTAAGCTGACCATACCTAGCTTGATACCAGAAAGCACAACAGGTACAAGATCTAAAATCAAAACACCCTTCCAAGCTGTAGGTGCTAGAGGGGTAAACAGTCTTGCATCTAAGCTGTTATTTGCATTACTACCACCATCAACTGCTTTCTTTAAACTAAGTATTGATAGTCTTGAACTGTTAAAGCAAGGACAAGAAGGATTAGAAACAGAAATAGATAAAGGATTAAGAACAATAGAAACAGCTTTGATGAATGAGATAGAGATCTCTAACGATAGGGTTGCAATGTTTGAAGCACTGAAACATCTGATCGTTGGCGGGAATGTTCTTCTCTATCTCACAGATGATGGACTGAAAGTATATCCACTATCAAAGTTTGTTTGTAAAAGAGATGCGGTTGGTAATGTATTAGAAATCATTACACAAGAATCAATACACCCAAATGCACTATCACCAGAGTTCTTAGAGCAGATCAAAAAGAAAGAGAACTATGATGAAAAGACAATGGATAGTGACCTTGATATTTATACATACATCAAGAGAGTAAACGATGACTTCATGTGGTATCAAGAATGTAAAGGAGAAAAGATACCAGGTACTGATGGCAGATCAAAAGTAGATGTATCACCTTGGATTACTCTTAGGTTTGTTCGGATAGATGGTGAAGATTATGGTAGAGGATATGTAGAAGAATATAGAGGAGACTTAATTAGTTTAGAAGCCTTGATGCAAGCAATCATAGAAGGTGCAGCAGCATCAGCTAAGACTCTATTCCTTGTAAATCCTAATGGTGTAACAAGAGCAGCAACACTAGCCAAAGCTCCCAATGGTGCAATAAGAGAAGGAAGTGCAGCAGATATATCTGTTATGCAGGTTAATAAAGGTGCAGACTTCAATGTATCTTTCTCTGCAATACAAAGAATTGAATCAAGACTTGAATATGCTTTTCTTATGGCAAGGTCTGTTCAAAGAGATGCAGAAAGAGTAACAGCAGCAGAAGTTACAATGATGGCTAATGAATTAGAAAATAGTCTTGGTGGTATTTACTCCATACTTACTCAAGAGTTTCAACTGCCATATCTAAAACGTAGGATGCACATGCTTGTACGTTCTGGTAAAGCTCCTCAACTACCAGAGAAAATAGTTAAACCTAAGATCGTTACAGGTGTTCAAGGTCTTGGTAGAGGTAATGATCGCAATAAGCTTGTTGAATTTATTGGAACGGTTTCACAAGCTTTAGGCCCAGATATTATGAGACAGTACATGAATGTAGATGAAGCTATAAAACGTCTAGCAAATTCAATCGGTATCGATACTGCTAATCTAGTAAAGACACAAGAAGAGATACAGGCTGAGATGGAAGCTATGCAACAGCAGCAGCTTATACAACATCTTGGACCTGCTGCTCTTGGATCTCCTTTACTTGATCCACAGAAAAATGCAAACGCACAACAACTAACGGAGGAAACCAATGCCCAGCAAGAAGCCTGATCCTAAACCAGAAACAGAACCAGCAAAGGCTATTGTTAGTAAGTTAGGTATCAATGATGAGCCTACCCCTACAAAGCCAAGAGTGGTCGAAACTAAAAATGGTCGTACAATGACTTATAACTAAACAAATATTATGACTTCATCCCAGGTAAATGTCTCAGAGACACCACCAATGTCTGCTGAAGATTTAAAAACTTTAGCTAAAAATGAAACTGATGAGAACGGTCTTATCTTAGGTAAGTTCAAATCAGTAGAAGACCTAGCTGCTAGTTATAAAGAACTTGAAGGCAAGCTAGGACAGGTAACAGAAGAAGATCAGCCACAAACAGAAGAGGAAACAGAAACCACAGAACCAGAATTTAATGCAGAAGAGTTTTATGGTGATGGTCTTGCTTCTGTATTAGAAGAAGTTGGTATTGATCCACAAGAAATCTCTAATAGATTTGAAGAGACAGGTGAGATTAATGATGATGATTATGCAAAACTAGGAGAAGCAGGTTTTTCTAAACAAGTAATCGACACCTATCTTGATGGACTAAGAGGAAGTGCAACTAGCGAAGATATAGCTTCTGCACAAATACAAGGAATAAAAGATTCTATTGGTGGAGATGAAAATTACAGTAAGATGGTGTCATGGGCTATAGACAACCTCCCTGCTGATGAAGTCAATGAATTTAATTCTTTAACTGAAACAGCAAATGCAACTGCAATTAAGTTTGCAGTGCAGGGTCTTTATTCTCAATACAATAATGCTATGGGTGTTGAACCAAACTTAGTAACAGGTCGTGCTTCTCAAAGTGGACCTACACCATACAGATCTACAGCAGAAGTAGTTACTGCTATGTCAGATCCACGCTATGGTAAAGATGTTACATACACTGAAGATGTTCAAAGACGAATAGGTAGTAGTGATGTCTTTAACACTGGTCGTTAATTATGGGCAAATTATGTGCTAGAGGTAAAGCAGCAGCAAAGCGGAAGTTTGATGTATATCCTTCTGCTTATGCTAATGCTTATGCTGTTCGAGTATGTAAAGGAGACATAAAAGGACCAGGTGGTGTTCGTAAAACTGCTAGTAATTACAGTCGTAGCAAACCAAACAGAAGAAAACTAAGGATTGCTTAATCATGCCTTATTCTAAAAAACAAATGAAGATCGCTAGAGTTGCAGAACCTAGAGATAAAATCACTAGAGAAGATCTTATGATTCTTCGTAAGTCAAAGAAAAAGAAAAATGGCAAAGCTTAATCTTAGCCAGATGAAAAAGCTGAAAGCACATTCAGTTCATCACACACCTAAACACATGAACCTCATGAAGAAGCTTATGCGTGAAGGTAAATCATTCAAAGCTGCACATACAGCAGCACAAAAAGAAGTAGGCAAATGAGTCTTAAAAGATGGTTTAAAGAAAAGTGGGTAGATGTTAAAACAGGTAAGCCTTGTGGAAGACAGAAGGGCGAAAGTCGTGGCTACCCTGCTTGCAGACCATCAAAAAGAATAAGTAGCAAAACACCAAAGACTACCAGTGAAATGAGTAGTAAAGAAAAGGCTAGATTTAAAAGAGAAAAGACAAGTTCAAAAAAAATTAGTTACCAACATAGAAGAAAAAAATCAAGAGACAGTTTAAAGATTGCATAAGAGTGTTATATTTTAAATAACTACTTATCTTTCCTTAATGTCTAAGGGAGTATCTCTTACCAAAAAAGACAAAGATCCCACTGGGGGTCTTACTGCTTCTGGTCGTAGGAAATACAACCGAGCAACAGGTGGAAACTTGCAAGCTCCTGTTACTAAAAAGACAGGTCTTTCTCCTAGACAAAAAGCAAGAAGAAAATCTTTTTGTGCAAGGATGTCTAAGGTAAAAGGACCATTAAAGAAAGATGGTAAGTTGACTCGTAAAGCCCTTGCATTACGCAAGTGGAATTGCGGATCAGTATAAACTTAACAAAACGAAAATCTTAATATCAAAAGTGCCTGATGCGTCAGATACCACTGGAGAGAACAGACAGTAGTGAAGTTAGTTTCTCAAATTATTTAATCAATCCAAAGGAGTTAATCTATGGCTAACGCCACAGTTTCACGCCTGGGTTTGGTGAACAATACAGGAACAGACTTTGACGCTCTGTTTCTGAAAGTGTTTTCAGGAGAAGTTCTTACAGCATTTGCTCGTAACAACATCTTTAACGAAGCACTACATTCTGTTCGTACCATAACTTCAGGTAAATCAGCACAGTTCCCAGTAACAGGAACAGCAACTGCTGCATATCACACACCAGGTACACCATTAGTAGGTGCTAACCAGATCTTGGCAAATGAAAAAATTATCAGTATAGACGACCTCCTTATATCACAGGCCTTCGTGAGCAACTTAGATGAACTCAAGAACCACTATGATGTTAGGGCTACATATGCTGATGAATTAGGAAAGGCTCTCGCAAAAAAATACGATGAAAACGTAGCGAAGGTAATTGCTAATGCTTCAAGAGCTTCTGCAACTCTTACAGGTGGTAACGGTGGATTAGTTTCTACTCTTGCTTCTGGTAATACAAACTCTGCTGCTGTAACAGGTGATGAGTTAGCTGCTGCTATCTATGACATCGCACAGGCATTTGACGAGAGAGACATCCCTCCAACAGATCGTTTCTGTGTCTTACCACCAGCCGAGTACTACAAGTTAGCTGAATCAGCTACAAGAACAGTAGATGTTGACTTCAACCCAGGTGGTAATGGTTCATTTGCTTCAGGTCGTATACAACAGATTGCTGGTATTCCAGTGATGATGAGTAACAACGTACCTCAATCAAACGTAGGATCTAACCCAAGTGGAGCTAACAACACCTACTCAGGTGACGATAGTAAAACTATTGGTCTTGTCTTCCATAAGTCTGCTGTTGGTACAGTTAAACTAATGGATATGACAACTGAGATCTCTGGTTCTGACTACGGAATCATGTATCAAGGTACATTGATGGTTGCTAAGTATGCTCTTGGTCATGGAATTCTAAGACCTGAGTGTGCAGCTACAATCAAGTTATCTGCTTCTTAACTTACATAAAAGGGTACTCAGAAATGGGTACTCTTTCTTTACTATTTGGAGAACATCATGTATCACGGATCTAAAAAAAAGAAGAAAAAAAAGATGGGTGGTAGGGATTCACTAAAAATAAAAAAGTACTAAACCATGACTGTAGCTGCAACCACTGAACTAGAAAGCATCAACATTATGTTGGCTGCTATAGGAGAAGCTCCTATTAACAGTCTTACAGGTACACTTCCTGTTGATGCTCGTTTAGCACAACAAACTCTAACTGAAGTGAATAAAGAAATTCAATCTGAAGGTTGGTCTTTTAATACTGAAATAGATGTAACTCTTACAAGAGATGTCTCTAATCATGTAGCACTTTCAACTGATGTTTTAAGAGTTGATCCTAATATTCATCAACACCCTACGATTGATGCAATACAGCGTGGTCTTAAATTGTATGACAGGCTAAATAATAAATATGAATTTGATGAAGATCTTATTTGCACTTTGGTTTATTTTAGAACTTTTAATGAGATTCCAGAACCTGCAAGAAGATACATAACAATAAAAGCTGCTCGTGTTTTTGTTGATAGATTAGTTAGTGATGATGGGTTAAGAAGCTATACAGAACAAGACGAAATAAGAGCTAGAGCTATACTAATGGAAACAGACCTAGCCAATGGTGATCATAACCTTCTCAGAGGAGATCCATCATTAACAAGTGTCTTCGATACTTACTCACCTGCAAACGTATTAATTAGATAATTATGGCAGTTGTATCTAGAGCAATACCAACTTTATTAAGAGGTATTTCACAAGCTGCTGACAACACAAAACAAGCTGATCATGCTGATATACAGGACAATGCTGATAGTAATCCTGTCATAGGTCTTACAAAGCGTTCTGGCTTGAAATATATTACAAACCTAAGTTCTTCTGCATTAGGTAATGTTCATATACAAACTATAAATAGAGATGTTAACGAAAGATATGTAGCAATATTTAGTAATGGTAATGTTAAAGTTTATGATATTGACGGTGTAGAAAGAACGGTACAAAAACCTGACGGCACAACGTATTTAAATACTACAAATCCTAGAGGTGTTTTCAGAACTGTCAGTGTTGCTGATTTTACTTTTGTTGTTAATACAACAATCACACCAGCAATGGACCCGACTTTATCTGCTGATACTACTCAAGCTATTGTTTTCATAAATCAAGTATCAGATAAAACTACATATTCTTTAACAGTAGATGGAGTTACCGTTACTGATAACACCGCTTCAGACTCTACACTTAGCACTGACACTGTTGCTGCTGATTTAAGATCTGGTTTGCTTGCTGGACTTACTGGTTTTACTATTGCTAGAAATGGTCCTGTTTTACACATTAAAAAAAATGATGGAAGTGATTTTTCTATAGAAGGAAGCGATACACAAGGTAATACTCAAATGACAGTAATAAAAAATAGTGTTCAAAGGTTTACAGATCTTCCCACAGTGTCACCTAATGGTTATGTAGTGGAAGTAAAAGGAGATGAAACTACTGATTTTGATAATTATTACGTCAAGTTTGTTACTAACAACGGTAATGCATTTGAAGAAGGACAATGGGAAGAATGTGTAGCACCAGGAATAGAATTTAAATTTAATTACGATACAATGCCACATGTGCTAATAAGACAAGCAGATGGGGATTTTAGATTTGCAAGAGTTGATGGTGATACATATACAGATCTAAATACTGCTGGAACTTACAGTCAATCAGGCACTACTGTTACTGTGACATCTGCTAATCATGGCTTATCAAATAGTGATTCAGTACAGTTTGATTTTGTTTCTGGCACTGCTGTTGATGGTACATTTACAATTACAACAGCAAGTGCAAATAGTTTTACATTTACAGCAGCAGGTTCTTTAACAACAACTGGCAATGTAGCTTTTGGTAAAGTTAATAATTCAACCCTACCAAAATGGGCAGAGAGAACTGTAGGTGATTTAGAATCAGCACCTAATCCTTCTTTTATTGGCAGTAAAATTAATAACGTCTTTTTCTTTAGAAATAGACTTGGTTTTTTAGCTGATGATAATGTAATTTTATCAAGAGCAGCAGAATTTTTTAATTTCTTTCCAGAAACTGTTTTATCTGTGATAGATAGTGAACCTATAGATGTAGCAGCTTCACATACTAAAGTAGCTATTCTTAGAAGTGCTGTAACAGTTGAACAAGAACTAATATTATTTTCTGACCAAACACAATTTGTTCTTACTTCATCAACAGATAACTTAACACCTAGAACAGCTAACGTAGTAGTAGTAACTGAATTTGAATCTGATGATGATGCACAACCAATAGGTGCTGGTAGTAGTATTTATTATTTATCTAAAAGAGGATCTTTTGCTAACGTAAGAGAATATGTATACCAAAGAGATCTTGTTATAAAAGAATCAAGTAATATCACTGTTCATGTACCACGACTAATACCAAGTAATATATTTAAGTTTGCAGTCTCCACAAGTGCAGATGTTTTAGTTTGTCTCGGTACAGATGAACCAAATAAGTTATACATCAACCGATGGTTGTATGGTCAACAATATCAAAAGATATTAAACAGTTGGTCTACTTTTACTATTAATGAAAACAGGTCTATTAAAAATGTTGATTTTATTGGAAGTGATTTGTTTTTAGTTATAGAAGAAAGTAATGGTACGACATTAGAAAAAATACCGTTTGAAAATAATTTTACTGAACCTAATGCAGTTTTTGAATATCGTTTAGACCACAAGGTAACTGAAGCTACTACAGGTGTATCTGTTAGTTATAACTCTTCTACAAATACTTCCACATTTACTGTGCCTTATAGATTAAGAGCAAATATGAATGTTATAGGTAGATATTTAGGTAGTGGAGAAACAAGCACTTTTGTAAACGAGCAAGGCACGACTTTAACTTTAAAACCAGGTCAAGTTATATCAACAACAAATACTACTAATGGTTCAGCATCTACAATTACAGCTACAGGTGATTATAGAAATAGTAAATTTATTATTGGTGAACCTTATGAAATGCACTATAGATTTAGTCAACAAAGACTTACAGAAGGTCAAGCAGGTAGAAATGCTGGTGAAATAATAAGTGGTCGTTTACAACTGCATCATTTTTACATTAAGTTTGAAGACACAGGGTTTTTTAAAGTAGAGGTAACACCAGACCATAGAGATACTTCTACACATAATTTTAGTGGTATATTATTAGGTTCATCAAGCAGTACTATTGGATCAGTAAATTTAGAATCAGGATCATTTAAAGTTCCTGTAATGAGTAGGGCTGACAGGGTTAATATTGATGTAAAGAACAATACATTTTTACCAACAACATTGGCTAGTGCAGAATATGAAGCTATGTTCCATATGAGGAGTAGACGTATTTAATGGGTTATTTAAGAAAAGCAAATTTAGAAGATCTAAAACATGTTGCTAAAAACATGAGAGAGATGGATAAACTTGAAGCGTTCTATCAATCAGGACAAGAACCAAAACAAGCTCTTCAATTATCTTATATATGCAGCAGTATAAACATGGCAATAGCTGATGATAATGATGCTCCTATAGGTCTTTGTGGGGTGGTACAAGGTGGTGTTATATGGATGGTTGCTACTGATGAGTTGTTTAGTAATAAAAAATATAAAATACAACTAATAAGAAAAGGTCGAAAATGGGTTGATAGTCTATTGAAATCTTACAAAATCCTATATAATTTTGTATATGCGGAGAATGATTCTGCTATCAAGTGGTTAAAGTCTCTTGGGTTTACTTTTATTAAGTATCACGAACACTACGGTATGCAGGGTAAACCATTCTACGAATTTTTGAGGATCGCTTAAATGTGTGTTGTTGCAGGGCCATTAGCATTAGGATTAGGTTCAGCAGCACCTTTGTTTTATGCAGGGTTAGGTCTTTCTGCCGTTAACGCTATTTCCCAAAGAAACGCAGCAAAGGCAGCAGCAGCCCAAACATATCAATCTTCATTAATAGCAAACAGATCAGCAGAACAGGCTTTTGCTGCACAACAGGAAGCGTTAGCAGCACAGTTAAAAGAATCAAGAGCGTCAAAAGCACAAGATAAACAAGCAGCAACTATTAGATCGTTACAAGCAAAAGGAGCAATACAAGCATCAGGTAGATCAGGTCTTACTATTGATTTATTATTACAAGATCAAGAAAGACAATCAGCAAACTTTAGAGAATCTATAAACCAAGCACTTGAATCAGCAAGCAGACAATACGCTAGAAATGTAGATGGATTAACAGCACAGAGAGATGATAGACGTAATCAACTAATAAGTAATATTAATCAAGCCTATAACCAAATACCTTCACTTGGGTCTGCACTACTTAATGTAGCTTCTCAAGGCTTATCCACTTATGGTCAACTTTATGCAACATTATGACTAACAGTTATCAAAGTACAGCTTTTCAATCTTCTGCAAGCCCTGTAGATACTTTTGTACGACCCCCTAGTGTTCAACCTAAAACAGGTGCAGAAGAACTTGCTAGTGTTTTAGCAACTGTAAATCCTGCTCTTCAAAAATTTATTGGAGTCAAATTAAATGAAGCTGTAGATCAAGAGAAATTAAAAGGTGCAGAGATAGCGTTACAAGAAGCAAAGTCTGAGTTAAGAAATGTTATTTCAGGAGTAAGAAAACAAGATGGTGATGAAGCTGCTAGACAATTAATAGGTGGTAGTATTTTTGCACAAGCTGCTTATGAAAAAACAAAAGCAAAACTACTCGGTAATAGTGCGTCAAGAAATATAAAAAGTCTTTATGAAACATATAAAGTTCAACAAACACAATCTGACGGAACTGTTATTAATCTGCCAATCTATCATTTTGGCTTTGAAACTCCTGAATATAAAGAATTTTTGGAAAAAGCGTCAACAATAGATACAGATAGCTTACAAGGTATAAGACCTAACTATGTCACTGAACATTATTTAACTAAACAAGCTGTTGCTTTAGAGGAAATATCTACTACACACTTAAAACAACACAATCAATTTCGATTTGAAAGAACAAAAAAACAAGCCTTACCAACAGTATTTGGTGGTTTAAAAGATTATTTAGAAGGAAATACCGAATTTGCTCTATCTGAAGTTAATGAGTACATAGAAGAAAATGTAATTCTTGGTTTGCCATCTGACAAACAAACTAAATTTTTTGAAACCTTATTAGATGTTGGTGAAAGTGCCATTACAAGAAACTATGCAATAACTGGTAAAACTTCTGATATTGATACAGCTATAGAATACATAGGTAATTTGAATTATGGACCAGGTGGAACTTCAAAGTTAAGAAATCATCCGCAATTTGAAACTAAGTTTTTAAAGTTAAAAGAAAATTTAAACGAGCAGAAAGATAAAGATTTAAAAAGACAATTAGAAAAAATAAAAGCAGCAGAAGATAATACTATAGAAAGAATAATTGAAAAATATCCTGACAACCCTGAAGCAGCAGAGTCTTTGCTAAATGCTTTTCCTTTTAGAAAGCAAAAAATATTAGAAACTATAGAGATATTTGAAACTGATAGGTCATCACGTTATAGAGAATTACAATTAGATGTTGGTGCAGGTTTGTATTCAAGTAGACCTGACGAAGCTCAAGAAGAACTAAGGCAAATTTATGAGAGTCATGGTGGATCTGCCACAGAAGAAGATGACACAAATTATAGGCAAACATTAGCCATCATACAAAATTATAAAAAAGCTCAAACAGTAAACTTTACATCAAGAACTACTAAAACAATGTCTGCTGGAAATCGTAGAGCAGGTGCAAAAGTTGATGCAAATGGATTTTTTGTTTATCCAGAAAAACTAGAAGAAAGAGCTTCTGCTGTTGAAGAGTTAAATCTTCAATTTAGTAGAGATGTTACAGATCAAATAGACAATGCAATAGGTTTATCAAACATTGAAAAAGAACGACTATATAGAGAATTAGAAGACACTTATTATAGAGAAATAGACATTTTAGTAGCAGGTGGACAAGAAGAATTTGAAAAATTACAAGAGATACAAGCTTTAGCAGATGATTCAGGTTTTAGCACAGAACAAGCAGAGTTGTTTTTAAGTGGCGAAGGTATTGAAACAACTTTTGAATCGACTACTTCTAATGTAGAACCAACAGAAAATGAGAAGATAAATGAACCTGGTGGTACAAATAGAAGTTTTTTTGATTTCTTTAGAAAAACTAATCAATCAAGTAATTTTCTTGACAACATTGGTGATATTGCAAATCAAATTATTTCTCCCCCTGTATCAGCAGAGCCTTTAACAGATCAAGCTTTTCCTGATTTTGGAGGATTAGCAGAATTAGTAAGAAGTGGGGAATCTCAAGGTAGTGGCTTGTATAACGCATATAACGGTGGTACAACTGACTCAGCAGGGAAAATGGATATAACAAGCAAAACAATAGCAGAGATGGAACAAATGCAAGCTAATGATGAAGTGTTTGCTGTAGGTGCTTATCAATTTACTCCTGGTGTTTTAAGGGAAGCAAGGATTTATTCTGGCATTGATAAAGATACTGTTATGACTCCAGTAGTACAAGATGGACTTTTTTGGGGTATGTTGTTAAGTGGTAGGAAACGACCAGCATTATCAGCTTACTTACTTGGACAAAGTGATGACTTGCAAGCAGCACATGAAGATTTAGCTTTAGAGTTTGCTGCAATACAAGGACCAGATGGCAAAGGAATGTATGATAATGACAAGGCTGGAAACTATGCCACAATAGATGCAATGACAGTTAGACAAACTTTAATTAACGCTCGCAAACTTTTAATGAACAGGTAGTATGACTGATTCAAATTTAGTTGATAAAAATACAGTACCAGAGGGTGCTTTTGGAATTGGATCTAAAAAGACTGACGATTTTACAAAAAACGAAAAATTAAAAAATACAGGTATAAAAGACGTACCAAAAATGATTTTAAGTAATCTTAAAAACCAAACAGGAGCTAACGTTCTTCCACAGCAAATTACTGATAGAACTATTGAAAAAGCTAATATTGACGGTAAAGATGTTGAAACAGCAGCTAAAATTGCAACAGGAACTGCAACTGGTGTACCTGCATTTATTAATGGAGTAGCTGATACAGGTAAGGGAATTTATGATTATGTGCAAGGTAAGCCATATACTGAAACATCTATATTTGATTTGAGTGAAGTTGATGAACAATATGGCGGTGATCTTGCTTATGAATTACCAAAAGTATTTGTACAATTTTTAATACCTTTTGGTGCTATAGGTAAAGGTTCAAAAACTATTGGTCTTACGAGCAATTTAGTAAAAAGTAAAAAAGCTAAAATAACTTTTGATGCTTTAAAAAACCCTATACAAGCTGGTCTTGCTGAAACAATAGCTTTTAGACCAACAGAAGCTAATTTTTATAATTTATTTGATCCTTTAATTGCAAAATTTCCTAGTTTAAGTACTCCAATTTATGAGTATCTTCGTGCATCTACAGAATCAGAAGATATTAATTTTGCTGGTAGTAAAATTAGTCAGTTTTTAGCAGGTGTTTTAAATCCTATTGATGTCGCATTAACAGGAAGAGACATTTCTAAAGGTGTAAAAGGTATAAAAAAATCTGATCAAATTATTAACAATATTAAAAGTCAGTTAGATGCAGTAAAAAGCGATAAACAATTAAATGAAAAAATTATAAATGAACTAAATAAAAGAGATAATATTGAAGTAGAAAAAATATTACCTAGCAATGCTGACGATATAAATGTCACAAAAATAAAAAAATTAGAAAACAAAATTATTAAAAAGAAAGGAAAGAAAAAAAGAAAACAAAATCAAGTTGGAGGTGATCCAAGTATTACTCCTAATCAAATTAATCCAGAACAAATTGCTACATCACAAAATAATGCAGAAGCTGTTTTTGCAAGAGCAAGAGCAATAAAACAAACAGGTGCTTACTCTGCTGTCAAAAGTCGAAAAGACACTATAGAAGGTGGTATTAGATTACTTGCAAACACACCTAAACTTAAAGAATACGCAGAAACCTATGCTGCTATGTATAACGAAGTTCCTACTGATGAATTGACATACGCTTTAGCAGAAAAGATTACATATACTACTCAACAGATGGCTGAAGTAAATCAAAAGCTTATTAACTCAATACAAGTAACAAAAGATTTTAATGTAATTGAACAAGATATAGATTCATTGCTCACTACTTTTGATGAATTAGATGATTGGTTACGACTTGGAATACCTTTAAGAACTGAACCTGCAAGAGCTATGAGTGCAATGCAAATTCCAACAACAGGTTTAAGCCCTCAACAATTAGCAGAATTATCACCTGCCGAAAGATTTAAAATGAGTAGATTAAATCAACCAGACATAACTTTTTCTTCTGCTGATGATTTGCAATTAAGAGGTGAAGAGTTTAAAACAAAATTATTAGATTCTTTTGAAGAAGCCAAATCAACAGGTGATTTTACAAAACTAAATAAATTAACAAATACTATTAAAAGAACAGAGGGTAAAGTTGAAAAATTACAGAATCTTTATAAAACTGGTGCATTTCATAGGATTTTAGAAAAAGTAGACCCATTTATGAGAGTCTTTAATGAAATTAGAATCAATGCTATGCTGTCCGCTCCTGGCACTCAAGAAATAAATCTTATATCAGGATTAGCAGAATCAATGCAAAGTGCTTTTGAATTAGGTTTAGGTGGAACAAGCAAAACAGAGCGTGATGCTGCTATGCAATATATTATTGGTTTGGGAAGTGATTTTAATTTTTCTCTTAAAGCTTGGAAGCAATCATGGGATTTGGAAGATAATTTTATGAATCCAGGATCTATAAAAACTGATTATGCAGATAGATTTGCTGTGTCAATGGCAGGAGATTCTTTAACAGCTAAATGGGTAAATAGATTAGGAAAATATGTTGTAAGAATACCAAGTCGTTTGATGACTGCTAATGATGCACTTATTCAAAGTAGAAATATTATTGGATCATCTCATTACTTAGCGTATATGGAAGCCAGTAAAAAAGGTTTAAAAGGTCAAGCTAAAACAGATTTTATCAAAGAAAGTATAGATAAAATTATACAAACTTTTTCTACAGGTAGTACAAAAAGTCTTACACGAACTCAATCAAGAATATTAAAAAATGCAAAACAATTTGGTAGAAGATCTACATACACAGAAGATATTAGAACTGATGGTCTTTTGATAGGAAAAACAGCAAAAGCTTTAAATCAATTTGCCAATCAAGTTCCTATAGCTAGGACATTTATGTCTTTTGTAAGAACTCCAAACAATATTTTTAAAAGACAACTAAGAAGAACTCCATTATTAAATAATGCTTTAGCTGAAGTTGCCAATGATTTAAACAGTTTAGATCCAATAGTAAGACAACAAACTAGAGGACAGCTTAGGTTTAGTAAAGGTGCAGCAATAGTTTTCTTTGGATTAGCGTACAACAAATTTAGTGAAGATGCAGATATTCATTTAACAGGAAGTGGGCCAAATCTTTTTAATGCAGATAGTAGAAATGAATTTAAAAATAAATGGAATAACAAATGGCGGCCATATAGCATTGGATATGCAAAGAAAGATGCAGACGGTAATTATATTTATGGAGAAGATGGAAAAAAAATGTTTGACTATTATTCATATCAAAGGTTTGATCCTTTATCTGGTTGGATTGGTTTGATGACTGATTTTTCAAGAATTAGCGGTAGTTTAACTCAAGGCGAAACAGATGATTTTATTTCACGATATTTATATGCTTTTACTCGTAATATCTTTGATCGTTCTTACCTATCTGATCTAAGAGATTTTGCAATATTTTCAAGCGATCCATCAAAAGGTCGTAGTTTTTTTAGTGATATAGCAACTGGTTTAGTGCCGAATATTGTTGTGCAAGGTAACAGATTACCTGGAGATATTCTCGATATGATGGGAATACCAAAAAAAGAAACAGAAGCATTTGACGTAAGAAGAGATACTAAAGTTCGAGCAGGTGATGAATTATTTGGAATTAAAGCTGCCGATAATGAAATAATAAAAGAACTTAGAGAGTTATTAAATAAGCTTTCTGAAAAAGTGCCAGGATATAGTATGAATTTACCTCCTGTAGAACAACATATTACTGGAGATTTTATAACATTTCCAGAAAAAGTTGGTCCTGATCTTATAAGTTGGATGGCAAAAAGTGAAACAAAAAATCATCCTGTACTAACAGCTTTAGCTACACTTGGTACAACTTTAAGAGAACCTTCAGATAAGATTTTAGGAAATATGGATTCATCAAATATTGAGCCATATTCTTTAGATACTAATCAATATGCAAAACTAAAAAACAAAATCAACTCTCTTACAATTAACAATGGATATGGTAATTTAACATTAGATGAAACTCTACAGAAATATATGACTACAACACATTTTAAGACAAATTATAATATTGTTAAAAAAAATGGTAGAGAAGCTTCAAAAACAGCTATTAGTAGAATTATGAATGGTGTGCCTGGACAAAAAGGAATAATTGGACTTGGAATGACAGGTATTAATAATCAATTTATTGAAAGAGGAGAAAACGAATGGATAAGAGAACAAGGTGTTGACCTTAGAAAAAAACAAGTTGAAATAAAAAGAGAAAATGATTTAAAATATAAAGAAGAATACAAAAACTCTTTAAGTGAATCTGATTTTTCTCTTTAATCAACTTAACTAATCATGGCTACTAACACTGCTGCATCTTTTACAAACCATACAGGTAATGGTACTGCTGGACCGTTTAATGTTTCCTTTTCTTACTTATCAGAAGCTGAAGTAGATGTTACAGTCGGTGGTGTCGCTAAAACATTATCAACTCACTACACTTTCACCAGTGCAACACAAATTACATTTACCAGTGGTAATGAACCTGGAAATGGAGTTGCTATTAAGTTTCAAAGAGATACTAATATTGGTGCTAAAAAAGTTGATTTTGTTGATGGTAGTGTTCTTACAGAAGCTGATTTAGATAATAATACAAACCAACTTTTATTTGGTATTCAGGAGATAGCTGATAATTATCAAAAAAGAGATGGTAGTCAAACAATTACAGGCGATCTTGTATTTGAAGGTAGTACTGATGATGCTAACGAAACAACACTAGCGATAACAAACCCTACTGCTGATAGAACAATTACTGTA